CCGCGATTCCAAGCCGAGTTGGAACTTGGCCTGGATCTCGTTCAGCAGCACCAACTTGTCCAACGGCAGCGGCGGCGGGAACTCGACCTCGGTGAAGTAGGTGAGCGGGTCGCTGGGATCCAGCATCGGCAGGTGGTCGCCCTCCAGCGGAGAGTTCCGGTCCTCCTGCCACACCAGCATGTCCGGTTCCTTGGCGGCGATGGTGCGGATGATGAGTTCGTTGATCCGCTGGAGTCCGGAGCCGTACTGGACGATCTTCTGCTGCCAGCGGTTCATCAGCGGCTGGAACTGGATGCTCAGAGCCACGCCGGAGGTGTTGGAGATGGGCTGCACCTGTCCCAGCGCCGTCTCCGGGACGCCGACCATCTCGTGCATGGTCCGCTTGAGCAGTTCCAAGTACTGGAGACCTGCCTGGAGCCCTTGGTAGCCGCCCTCCAGGTTCTCGACCCTGGCGTCCTTGGGAAGACCGGCCCAGATCTTCTTCGCGCCGCGCTCCAACTGGCTGGCCTTGGCGCCGGTGATGACCGTGACCGGCTCGGCGTGGTAGTTGATGATGTCCGCGACGGAGGTGGCGACCTCGTTGTACTGGCGGTTGATCCCGATGATGTCCTGGCAGTCCGGGAGACCCCATGGCGAGCCGGACACCGGCAGGTTCGCGATGTGGACGACCGGCACCTTGCCGATGATGTTGGGTCGCGAGTCGATCAACTCGTCGTTGAGGTACTCCTCGATGGTGTCGTCGGTCAGGATCTCGGTGTAGGTGAAGACCTGGCGCGTACCTTCCAGCGATGTACCCCAGAAGCGGTACTTGACCTTCATCCGCAGCAGCGTCGAACGGTCGTGCGGATGCCACTCCGGGAAGCAGTGGGCGGCGTTCAGCGGCAGCAGCCGGACCTTGCCGGGCACGTTGATGCCGACCGAGTCCACATACGGCTCCTCGTAGGCCACCTTCACGAAGCAGTCGCCGGAGACCGCGCCCTGCTGTCCCATCTCCATGAGGACGCGCGCCTTGTGGTTGTCGTGGTCCCAGACCCGCTGGAGCACGTCCGGCAGGATTCCGCTGGTGGCCTCCGCCGTGTTGAACCGCGCGCCCTTGCCGAAGGTGAAGCGGATCATGTAGTCGGAGAAGGCGCGGTAGAAGTTGCTGGTGTGCTGGTGCTCGCCCATCTCGCGGCGGTGGGACCAGTGATGGCCCAGGTACAGGGCCCAGTTGAGGGCGTAGCGGTTGAGCCTGGGACCGTGGACCTCGAATTCCTCATCCGCCAGTTCCACCAGCCCGAGCGGCGAGATGTTGAGGACGAGGTCGGTTCCAGCGGCCCTATAGGTAGGGCTGAGGAAGTCGATACCGCTCATTCCAGCACCCTACTTCTTCTTCGCAGAAGACTTCTTCGTACCGCTGTAGTTCTTGTTGAACTTGGGACGCACCTTGCTGCCGGTGCCGTACCCGTCCTTGCCGCCGGGAGTGCGGCCCTTCTTGTCCACGCGGAGCCATCCGCCGGAGGCGATCTTCTTCTCCTCGGCTGCGGAGGCGGCACGGCGCTTGGTGACCTTCCCGGCCTTGGTGCCGGAACCGCCCTTCTTGCCCTGCGCGCCCTTGGACACCACCTCGGGAGTGTTCCGTCCCTCGTAGAAGATCAAGTCGTGAGCCATCAGTCGTCCCGGTCCCTGTCGCCCTTGAGGCGCTTCCGGCCCTTCTTCTTGTGGAGGTCTTTCTTCTGGTCCTCCAACTCGCGCTCTTCGCGGCCCGCCTTGGTCTCCTTGCCGGACTTGTCGTGCCGCGTGTCCTTCTTGCGCGATTCCACGAAGGTGCCGCCGCGCTTCACGTACTCGTCGTGCATCCACTTGGAGGCGGGCAGCGACGGGTACTTCTGGAACTTCATCTTCGCCAGGTTCTGGACCATCGCCCAGAGCCTGGTGTTCTGCGGCACCAGGTTCTTGCGCCGGTCTCCCGGCTGCCGCCGACCGTACGGATCGGTGGCCACGGATCAGTCCCGGACAACCGCCGGATTCGGACGGGACATGCGACCGCCGCTCCGGTAGACCTCTTCGTAGGAAATCTCGGCAGCGTCGGAGAACGACCCGACCGCGAAGTCCTGGAGCATGGCCGGAGCCTCGATCCATGCGGCGGACCCGACGTGGGCGCGCTCGGACATCGTCTCCTGCGGCGTCTTGATGTAGACGTTCAGGTTGTGGTTCGTCCGGCCGGGAGCGGTCTGGTAGCCCTGGAGGGCGCCGGTCTGGAAATTGCGCGGCAGATCGGTGTCGGTCCCGAGACCCTCCTCAAAATACAACGGACCCGGACCCGAAGGAGCGCCGGAGACGTTGTTGACTTCGTACTGGGTGCCGGGCGACTCGGGAAACTGCGGAGTCGGCGCGAGAGCCATTGGAAACCTCCTGTAGATGCATCTAGTAGCGAGTCTGCCTGGTTCGCAGGCACTTGTCAGCGCTTAGCCGAACTGCAAGGACAGTTGTTCGTGCGGTTGATACTGGGTGACCGGCGGCGGATTTTGCTCCGCCTTCCTCTGCTGGATCTCGGTGGCTTTGGCGCGCAGGTCGTCCCACTCCTGATGCGCGGGCGACGGGTGGTTCATGCGCGCATCCGATCCCGGTCCCTGCCGGTTGTGCGGGTGGGCCGCGTACGGGCGCCAGTCGATGGGCAGCGTCCCTTGGTGACCCGGCTTCACGTCCAATTGGTGGTGGATCTTGAACGCGTCGTTGGTTACCTCGTTGCTGTACGCGCCCGGTTGCAGACCGCGACGCTGGTCCCTCACCGCACCGATGTCGTAGACCCGTCCTCGACCGCCTCCTGGCCGATCCGCCGTTCCATGGGCGAACACCTCCCAGGCATAGGGCTCACTAGCGGTGCCATACGCCTTGTTGTGCCGCAGCCACGTATCCAGGCGGAGGCGATCCGGGTGGTCGTTCGGGTCGGAATCGAAGTTGGCCCGTCCCTGCTTATGTATTTTGTTCGGCAGGATCTGGCCCTGGATATCGCGGGAACTGCCGTGGTACAGACGCTGATCCCGGTGGAGGACTTGCGTATGCCGTTCCGGGTCGTGGCCAGGAAAGGGCTTGTCGATGATCTTCAGCATCGGGCGCTGCACGTTCGGCACGGGCCCTTCCAGGAACTTCTGCTGCGCGCGCTGCTCACGCCTACGTGCTGCTCGACCTCCACTTGCCATGTGCCAACCCTACCGACAGCACTAGTGATCAGTCTGTGTAGAACGGGTTGTTCATCACCTCTACGGTCGGCATCGCCAGTTCCGCCGTCAGGGACACGCCCAGTGCCAGCGAGTCCACGAAATCGTCGTGCGCCCACGCCTCGTCCGGCGCGCTGACCGAGAAGTACTGGCCCTTGTAGTGCTTCTCGGCGTCCAGCATCTGCTGCTGGAACTTGCGCCACAGCCGGGTGCGCCGCACGTTGGCGTGGGCGGGCCAGCCGAGCAGGCGGCGCTCCATCAGCGCCATCAGGTGCTTGAACCGCTTGGACTGCTCCACCTGGCTGGAGGTGATGCTGTGGACCTCGGCGCGCGGCAGGAGCAGCCTCAGCCGCTGGGCGACCGCGTCGCCGACGCCGTTGGCGTCCACCGCCACGCCCAGCACGTTGTACGAGGCCAGGAAGTCCACGATCTTGGCGTACTGCTCCTCCCAGTCGTCGCCCTGGAGTTCCAGCCAGTTGAGGACGCGGTGGTCGTAGTAGCCGTACTCGTCGGGCCGGTCCCAGTCCACCCACAGCACGGTGGCCACCGTGGAGTCGGTCTTGCGGGCCGGGTCCACGCCGACCACGACCGGCGTCTTCATCCAAGACCGCACTAGTTGCATGGACGTGTCGCCCAACTCGTCCATCGTCGCCTGGTTGGTGAACATGCCGCGCTCCAGGATCCAGCGGCAGCAGTAACTCATCTGGAACTCGTCGGAGTCCTCGCCGATCCGCAGCATCTCCTTGCGGATGAAGCGCTCGTAGTTCGAGTTGACCTTGGCAACCTCCTTCCAATCCCATTGGAAGTGGTTCTGGCGGACGCCCTTCTTGGCGGTCTGCCTGCGTCGATTCAACTGGATGGAACGGTAGAAATGGCCCTTCCGGGTGCTCGGAGTGCCCGATTTGACCATGGTTCCTGCGTGATACGCCAGCATAGGCGCGATTGACTTGGCAACGACGTAGTCGTCGCTCTCCTGGGCCTCGTCGATGATGATGAGGTGGAAGGTCTTGGACTCGATCTTCGCCCTCGGGTTGGCCGTCATCATCGAGACGTACGAGCCGGACTTCGCGAGTTTGATCGTCTTCACCACGCTGCCGACGCGCTTCGTGTGATCGTTGATCTCCGGATCGCCCATGATCTCGACGGCCCGTTCTGATGTCAGCCGCGAAATAGTGCGTTGGAACATGGTCTCTACCTGGCCCTCGACGGGCGCGAACATGCCGACCCACAGTCCGTTCTTGAAATTTCCAAGGAGGTCCGGGTACACCCGAGCCAGACGAGGCAGCAGGATCATCAACGTTGCCACGATGTTGGCGACGGTCTCGGTCTTGCCGCTCTGGCGGGAGGCGAGGGCGGTGACCTCCTCGCCGTCGTTGATGATGACGCTCTCGCAGATACGTCGGGCGAACGGCTCCTGATACGGATGCAGGTCGTGTCCCACCAGTACGCGGTTGAACAGGAGGATCCGGTCGATCAGACCGGCGATGAACTCCTTGTCGAACTGGTCATCGACCGGTTCGCCGAACGAGTCCTCTTCCGTGACGGTGACTAGTTCGTCGTCGGAGTAGTCGGCGATCGTCTCGGTCATAACAGCCCTTCCGCTTCCTCGGCCCGCTTCATCTCCACGAGCAGCGCCAATAGCGCTTCTGCGGACTGCACGGCTTCGTCGAGCATCGGGCTGCCCGGCTTGTGGTGCGTGACGTTGGATCCGATGAGGTAGAGCGTCTGGTCGATCCACTGCTTCGGCTCGGAATAGCCGACGACCTTCCGCGCCCGTTTCTGCACCCGTGCAGGCACTGTTATGGGCGCATCAGGGTCTTCCACGGCCTGGAAGAAGGGAATGCGCATCAGAAGTCCTCCCAGTCATTCACTGCATGCTCTCGCAATTTCAGCGTTTCTTCGCCGAACTGGTCCACAACCGTCTCCTGTCGGCCGTTCCAACGACCGAACGATACGGCGCGGTGGGTGAACGGTAGCCGTAGAACGACGCCCATCCCTTCCCGCCACGGCTTCCGCTGTTCCAGCACCAGGCACTTGTCCACCATCGGTGGTGATTGGACCGACGTGTAGTCGCACGACTCCCACCAGATCGGGAGATTGCCTCTGTAACCCGCCATGCGGGCAGCGTAGGCACTGGTCAGGACTTCCTGCCACCTCGGATGGCCTGCGCCGTGCGGGCCACCTTGTAGAGCAGATCCTGGTACACGGACGGCATGGAGGAGACATCGGCATATCCGCGCACCTTGTTGTCGAGGTACCTGCGGATGTGCGTGCCCTTGGACTTGGAGGACAGGAACGAGCCCCACTCGGTCGCCGAGACGCCGTAGTAGTTGTAATACGTGCCATCCCGGAAGATCACGGTGAGCACGTTTCGGTAGCCGTCGTAGCCAGCCGCGACCGTGCGCGGTCGTTTCGGCTTCGACGTTGTGGTCGGAGAGTTGGTGATCGGCGCGGGCCACTTGCCGACGGAGGAGATGTCGGCGACGGTCAGTTTCGCCTTCACCTTCTCCATCTGGATGCGCTCTTCCTCGGTGCTTGCCTCGGAAGGGTCGATGTCCGCAGGGTTCAGCGTCGCGTCTATGCCCTCGCCGCGACCCTTGAACAGGTACTGCTTCGGTCCCAGGTACTTACCGGCCTGGGCATCCAGGTACTCGTCTGCGGTGCCGTACCAAGTGCCACGGCCCTCGGGCATGGTCACCGCCTGGTACGGGCCTTCGTTGAGCAGCGTCCCGAACGACTCGCCGACCGTGCCGCTGGTGGTGCGGCCGGTCAGGCCGACCGCGCCCTCCAACTCCTCGCTGGAAGGTGCGCTGGACCAGTTCTGGTCGAACCAGCGCGTGTCGGCGCCCGCTCCGTAGATATCCTCGCGACCTGCTCCGCCAGGGCCCTCGGCGCTTCCCAAGGGACTCCGGGACGACCCGAACCTGCGACCGGACCCGGCGGACCGGCCACCACCCATCCGGTCGAAGATGCGACGGCCGTCAGGCGGCGTAACCACGGTCTACTCCTTGGGTGCCTTGGAAGTGCTCTTCTTCGGCGCGTCCTTCAGGTCCGACTTCGGAAGATCCTCGGTATCCAACTTGATCTTGGGAACGTACGGCAGTCCGCCGAGCGTCTGAACGTCGTTGTCGTATGTATTAGCCATAGCAACACCCTAGTCTCGTGGACCGTCGTACTTCTTCTTCCGGCGCTTCGACCTGTGCTCGTGGTCCTCGTCGGGCTCAGGCTCAGGCTCAGGCTCAGGCTCAGGCTCAGGCTCAGGCTCAGGCTCAGGCTCAGGCTCAGGCTCAGGCTCGTCATCGCGAGGCTGCACCGCTCCGGTATCGCCGATCAGGGCGATGTCCGGCTTGGTGATGGTGATGCCCGTGGTCGCGGAGGGTACACCGAAGGAGCCCGGCAGGAACGCCTCGATGTAGAACTCTGCGGAGTCCAGGCCCACGCCCGCGTCCCACTTGAGGTACACCGGAAACTCAAGGACCAGGCGGTTGCCGTTGGCTCGCAGGTTGCTGCGCCACGGAGTGCCAGAATCCTCGAAGAACGGGTTGCCCACACCAGGATCGTCGGAGACGCGGGTCCAGAGCGTCCTCGTGGCGAGGTCGTTGGCGAACGCGGCGCCCGGCGCAGGATCGTTGGTCGGGTCCGGAGAAACATCCGCCACCACGCTGGCGTCGGCCACGAACGGGATGTCGGACCCGCCGTAGATCTCCCAGTTGACGATCCCGTTGCCCAACTCGCCGGGCGTGTCGCTCGTCAGTTCCAGGAGGACGCGACGGTAGTACTGGTCGTCCGGCACCCACGCCTTGTCGCCGCTGGTGTTGTCCCACCCTTGATGGCCCTCGGGCGGGTCGGGGTTCCAGTTCCCGTCCGGCGTGACCACCAGGGTGGCGCTGGCAGTGAGTGCCATCGTCGTGTCCTTTTCTCTTCGTCTCGGTGGTGGTGGGTTACGGGAGGTCGTGCTGGGCGGTGTAGCCAGGGTACGGAGCGTAGAGCGCCGTCTGCCGCACGTCCGGAGCCTCCCAGGTGCCCGGCAGCGGAGTGCGGTCGTCGCCTGCGTAGGTCTGCGCGTAGTTCGTCACCGGCTTGCCGAGCAGTTGACCGGTGAGTTCGGTCGTCTCGGCATCGACGGCCTCCGCCACCGTGGTCGGCTCTCCCTTGTCATCCAGCGGCTGGCCCTGGAGGTTGACGTAGCACCGCTTGGCGCCGAAGCCCACCTTGGTGGCGTCGTAGGAGCCCGCGATGTGGAAGTACTGGGTCCGCAGGAACTTCTTGGAGAGAACCTCCTGGGTGGGACCGCCACCGGCAGCCACCGCGATCTGGTCGGTCACGCCGCCGGGAGCCACACCGGCGCGGTAGGCGGGAACAGTCGCCGACTTCACGTTGGTGAGCCCGTAGGAGGCGCCCACGGGACCGACATCGGTGGCGACGACCTTCTTGGTCGGATCGGTCTGGTCCGGGAAGGCGACCACGGTGCGGTTGTCGCCCGACAGCCGCTCGACGATCTGGGCATTGGTCAAACGGGCCATCAGACTTCTCCTTCACAGAGATGGCGGTCCAGGTTGTACTCGCTCACCGTGGCGCCGCAGGAGCGGCACTCGTAGAAAGCGACCTCTTGCATCCCGTTCTGCGCGGTCGCGCCGGGCGGGAACGGGTCCGGTGGATCCTCGCGGATGATCTCGGGATTCCAACGCTCGAACAGGGCGCGCGTCCCGAGCACCTGGCTCGGAACAACGTGTCCCTGCTCTGCATCCTTATAGATCACCCGCATGGCTCTAGCGTTGTAGATGGAGCGGTTCCTGTCAGGCTCAACTCCATCAGTTGCTCGTCTCTCCCAATACGCCCTTGCCCGGAGTCCGATAGGCCATGTTCGGCTGCTCGTCCACCTTGTAGGAGACGCGGTTGTAGGGCTGCTGCTCGGTGTCGGCGCTCGCAGCGATCCGACGGGCGCTCGATTGGATGATCGGGCGCCGCTTGGGCGTGTTGCGCGGCAACTCCGACGAGTACAGGAAGGAGCGGTTCAGGCTCTCGGTCATGTCGCGCGCATCCGGCCGGTCTTCGGCGTGCGCACCGGGCTGTCGAGCAGGTTCTGCATATGCTCGACATCCTGCGCGTCGTGCTTGGTGCCGATCGCCAGCATCTCCTGCCGCAGACCGCTCGCCACGTTGAAGTGCTGCTGCTGACTGCCCTCGTCGGTGGTGAACCCGCGCCGCTGCCGCACCCTGTCATTCACCGCTCTCGTGTCGATCTCGGAGGTCTTGTCCTCCGAGATGTTCCTGCGGGTGGGCGCCAGCCCACCACCGGGACGGATCCAATCGGGACGGTCCCACACCGGCATCGACTGGATGCCGGGATCGGCCTTGATCGCCTTGCGGACCGGTGCCGGGCCTACCTTCGGCTCCTTCCCGCGCTCCCACGCCTGGCCCTGGATGGTGGTCGGGCCGGAACGCTCGCTCGGCGATCCCTCCCAACCGTGCTCACGGGCGCCGCCGGACCTGTTGGTGGGCACGAACAGCGCATTGCCGTCCGCCTCGCCGACCTGGGTGTGCCCGCCCATGTCCACGCCGGGAGATTCCTCGTACAGACCGCGACCGATGCCTGCGCGCGGTGGCGTACTGCCCAGCGGAGTGCGCGGAGGCGACTCGTCCAACGGAGTGCGCCGTGCCGGTCCGCCCAGCGAAGCGCGCGGTTCCGCCATGCCCAGCGGGGAGCGTACCGGCGCACCTCCCAACGGAGATCGGGTTGGTGCGGCGCCCAGCGGAGAGCGCGGAGGCGCTTCGCCCAGTGCCGCGTTGCGCGCCGTCGGTCCCGCAGGCAGGGCGGCGGGCATGACACCCTCTCCCAGGGCGGGCCTGGGACCGGCACCGCGCCCTCCGCCGCCGATAGCGCGCGCGGGCGGCGTGTACCGCTCCGCCTTCCACTTCAGCGGGCCTTCTTGGCCGGGTTCCCACAGAACCGGGAAGCGGGACGGGCCGATGCTTGTCTGGGAGTGGTCCGTCCACTTCCGGGAGCGCTGCCAGCCGTCCGGGCGCACTGCCACGGGACCGCTGTTCGGAGGCGGCGGGCCGTCGAAGCCGCCGCCGCCACTGACGGAACTGGACTTCCGCACACCGCTGCTGTCGTCGTCCTTCGTCTTCGTCTTCGCGCCGTCGTCGTCCTCGCCCGGCGTCTTCTCCGGCTCCTTCTTCTTCCGCACCTTCGTGTACTTGTCCTCGTACTTCTGGAAGGTGATGCCGGGAGCCTTGTACTCGCGCTCCCAATCAGGCCGCGAGACGCGCTTCTGGGAGATGCCGCTGTTCAGGTTGATAGCGCCGCCGGTGCCGCCCATCGGTTACCGCTTCCTCGTGGTGCGCGACCGCTTGCGCTTG